AAGTAGAATTGTCTTTTTCATTATTTGTAACATTTAATCTTTTCTTAGATGTTTTTTCTTTAAACATTACTGTGATATATTTTGTGATATTTATTCGTTCTTAAGTAAGGATATAAAATCCATTGAGTTTGAGATTACATATTTTTTTCTCCTATTATAGTATAAAGAATAAACATAAATGGGTGGTGGTCTTCTTCAGTTAGTCGCTTACGGAGCACAGGATGTCTATTTGACAGGTAATCCTCAGATTACTTTCTTTATGGTTGTCTATCGCCGTCATACTAATTTTGCTATTGAAGCTATTGAGCAAACCTTTAATGGTACTGCATACTTTGGCAATACAGTCACAGCAACAGTATCACGTAATGGTGATTTAATTAATCGCGCATATCTTCAAGTAGATGTTCCTGCATTACCAGATTATTCATTTAATAGATCAACCTTCACCTCTGTAACTAACAGAGACAGATATGTGAACTATTTAGGTCTTCGACTTATTAATAGTGTTACAGTTGAGATTGGCGGACAGCAAATTGATAAACATTATTCAGATTGGCTCTATATTTGGAATGAACTTTCTCTGCCATTAGGTAAGCGTTTTGGATGGGAAACAATGGTTGGTGCTGATAGTGATGTTGTAAGTGGCACTGATAAAGCTACATCTGCGTCAGCTCTCGCAAATAATGACATGACTTCATTATATGTACCTCTTGAATTCTGGTTCTGTCGCAATGTAGGTCTATCACTTCCATTAATTGCACTTCAATATCATGAAGTTAAAATCAAAATTACTTTCGAAACTATGGACAATTGTGTAGTCAAAGGCAATGGAAGTTCATTTGCCACTTCTACTTCAGCTGCATTAAATGCATTGAATGCCAAATTATGGATTGATTATATCTTCTTAGATACTGATGAACGCAAACGTTTTGCACAAAATAGTCAAGAATATTTGATTGAACAATTACAATTTACTGGTTCTGAAGAATTAAAGAATGGCAGTGGCAATAGGCATAGATTAAATTTCAATCATCCTTGTAAGGAATTAATATGGGTTGCTAAATCAAAAACTAATGAATTTTGGTATGATTATACTGCTGGCACTACATACGACTCGCGAGTTATGAGTTTGTATTTATCTACATCTAATGTTGCATATACATCAAATTTAATTAATGGCATTTATCCTTTAGGTGCAAACCCCTTCAAATCTTGCTTATTACAACTTAATGGTAATGATCGCTTTGCAGAACGAGATGGAAGCTATTTCAATTATGTACAACCTTACCAGCATCATAATAATATACCTAAGAATAGAGGTATTAATGTTTATTCATTTGCTCTCAAACCAGAAGAACATCAACCATCTGGCACTTTAAATATGTCACGTATTGATACTGCTGTCTTATCGCTTAATTATATACCATCTATTTCTGCAGGTACTTCTCACTCTGTTAATATATATGCTGTAAATTACAATGTACTTCGTATAATGTCAGGTATGGGTGGATTAGCATATAGTAATTAGTGTATGAAATATTATAACTCATTTTTTTTCTCCTATTATAGTATAAAGAATAAACATAAATGGGTGGTGGTCTTCTTCAGTTAGTCGCTTACGGAGCACAGGATATCTATTTAACAGGAAATCCTCAAATCACTTTTTTTATTGCAGTATATCGCCGTCACACCAATTTTGCAATTGAAGCCATTGAACAAACTTTTAATGGAAATCCTGCATTTGGTAGCAGAGTTACCTGCACAATCGCTCGCAACGGTGATTTAATACATCGTGTATATCTGGCTTTAGATTTATCTACTGTAAGTGTTGAATTATGCAAATTTTTTGGGTTACGTCTAATTAAGGATGTAGAAGTCGAGATTGGTGGACAAAGAATTGATAAGCATTTCTCACATTGGATGTATATATGGAATGAATTATCATTGCCTAGATCTAAGAAACAAGGATATTATGATATGGTTGGTGCTTATGGAGGTACACCAACTGCTTTAGATACTACTCCTATACAAAAAAAATTATATATACCTCTTGAATTTTGGTTCTGTCGCAATGTTGGTCTTGCTTTACCCCTTATTTCATTACAATATCATGAAGTCAAGATTAATCTTAATTTTGAAACAGCTGCTAAATGTAAAGGAAGTAGCACTGATTTAACTTCATCAAATGCTAACTTCGGAGCATCATTATGGGTTGATTATATTTTCTTAGACACTGATGAACGTAAACGATTCGCACAATTATCACACGAATACCTTATAGAACAAGTTCAATACAATGGTCCTGAAGGAATTACAAATTCTCAATCTAAACCTAAATTAACTATGAATCATCCTTGTAAAGAATTATACTGGTTTTGTACTACAGATGATACTGATCAAGCTGTTACTAATAACAATTGGATGAATTATGCTATACAAAATTCTTCAACTAAATTGGTAATAGGCGATACATCATTGAATGCTATTTCTAAAAAACTTAATCCAACACCGAGGGGTTCAAGTACAGCAACTTCAACTACATCAACATCATCAAATCCAATAGTTAAAGCAAAACTTGTACTTAATGGTAATGAACGTTTTGCGGAGCGAAATAGCTCTTATTTTAATCTTGTACAACCTTATCAACATCACGAAAATATTCCAATGAATGCAGGGCTTAATGTTTATTCTTTTGCACTCAAACCCGAAGAACATCAACCATCAGGTACATTGAATATGTCTCGTATAGATAGTGCAGCGCTACATTTAACTGTTGATAATGCATTTGCTACAGCTAATAAAAGCTATCTGCATGTATATGCAGTGAACTATAATGTACTTCGTATTATGTCAGGTATGGGCGGTATTGCTTACAGCAATTAAGATTATTGTGTAATAAAAATAATATAACTCATTTTTTTTCTCCTATTATAGTATAAAGAATAAACATAAATGGGTGGTGGTCTTCTTCAGTTAGTCGCTTACGGAGCACAGGATGTATATTTAACAGGTAATCCTCAAATAACATTTTTCAAGGTAGTTTATCGCCGTCATACTAACTTTGCAATTGAAGCAATAGAACAATCATTTAATGGTAACAATAATTTTGGCTCATCTGTTAGTGTTTTAATTACTCGTAATGGTGATTTAATTCATAAGATCTATTATACAGCTGATATTACTAACGATAATGATAGATTAACATCTGGTGCTGACTATACAGCTGGTAAAACTAATGCAATTGCATTACAACCATACTTTGGACAAAGGTTACTTAAAAATATTGAATTAGAAATTGGTGGACAAAGAATTGATAAGCATTTTAGTGAATGGTTATATATTTGGAATGAACTTACTATGCCTCCTGGTAAGAAGGAAGGTTATCAACTTATGGTTGGTGGAGACTCTAAAAATCGTTCAAAATATCTAAATGCTAAAGAAAGTTATGAAATTTATGTACCACTTGAATTTTGGTTCTGTCGTAATGTAGGGTTAGCACTCCCTCTCATTGCCTTACAATATCATGAAGTAAAAATTAACATTCAATATGCCACTGCTTCTGAATTAGTAGATACTGGAAGTAATAATATATGTGATGTACTTGATGAAGGTTCACTATTTTCCGAAGCCACTAGCAATTTATTCGGAAAAGGCAATGATTACTTAGTCGGAGATTCCAGCAAATTGAAATTAGAAAACGTAGGATTATGGGTTGATTATATTTTCTTGGATACAGATGAACGTAAGAGATTTGCTCAACAAAGCCATGAATATCTTATTGAGCAAGTGCAATTCCCAGGACCTGATACCATATCAGCATCAACTACTCCAGATAATATGAAGAGTGTAAGAATGGTGTTTAATCATCCTTGTAAGGAACTTATTTGGACTGTTAAGCCTAATGCAAGTGGCAATGATAAGGTATTTTGGAACAATTTCTCAGATAATGTAAAGAATCAATATGAACTTTCTCAAAATCCAGTTTTACGTGCTAAGATCCAGCTTAATGGAAATGACCGCTTTAGTGACCGTAATGGTGCATATTTCTCAATTGTGCAACCTTATCAACATCATGAAGTTACACCTTCTATTTATCACTCTGGTATCAATGTATATTCATTTGCACTCAAACCAGAGGAACATCAACCATCTGGAACTTTGAATATGTCTCGTATTGATACAGCTACACTATCAGTATCATCATCAGTAGCTGGTACAATTTCTGTAATAGCAGTCAACTATAATGTACTTCGTATCCTATCTGGTATGGGAGGCTTAGCATATAGTAATTAAATACTATATATAAATTTACTTAACACTATTCTTGC